TTATGCGACACTGTAAACCTCTTTGGCGCGGGTCGTGAACGCCTGAACCATATTCGAGGCCAGCTCTTTAAAGATGCGGCCAAACGCCAGCTCAATCAGTTTATTGGTAAACTCAAAGTCCAGCTGGAACTCGATGCGACAGGCATCAGCGCTGAGGGGGGTAAACTTCCAGCCACCCATCAGGGTTTTAAACGGACCATCTACCAGATGCATCAAAATACTCTGATTGCTCGTCAGCGTATTGCGGGTGGTGAACGTCTTGCTGATCCCCGCTTTGGAGACATCGACCGCTGCCGTCATCTGCGTCGGGCCAGACTCCAGCACTCGGCTCCCGGTACATCCCGGAATAAACTCTGGATAAGACTGAACGTCGTTCACTAACTGATACATTTGTTCCGCGCTGTATGGAACAAGCGCAGTACGGCTAATCTGAGGCATAGCATTTCCCATGGTCACACAACCGACAAATAATAACATTTATCACCTGTTAAAAAAACGCTAAGCCTTATCTCGTGCTAATATAGCGCGTTAGACCTCACAGGACGCAATGAGGTGACTTTTTGAAATCAGATTACCGATGGCTTTACGATACTTATGACGAAGAAAAAAGCACATAAACCAGGCTCGGCGACCATTGCGCTCAACAAGCGTGCTCGCCACGAGTATTTTATTGAAGAAGAATTCGAAGCTGGCCTTGCATTGCAGGGCTGGGAAGTAAAATCGCTGCGCGCCGGGAAAGCCAATATCGGTGATAGTTACGTTATCCTGAAAGATGGCGAAGCCTTCCTGTTCGGTGCCAACTTCACGCCGCTGACCGTCGCCTCGTCACACTACGTGTGTGACCCAACGCGTACCCGTAAGCTGCTGCTGAACAAGCGTGAACTGGAGTCCCTTTATGGGCGCATTAACCGTGAAGGCTTCACTGTGGTTGCCCTGTCGCTGTACTGGAAAAATGCCTGGTGCAAAGTGAAAGTTGGCGTCGCGAAGGGTAAAAAACAGCACGACAAACGTACCGATCTGAAAGAGCGCGAATGGCAGCTCGACAAAGCACGTATTATGAAAAACGCAGGACGTTGATTCTGCGCACTTATTGTACTATTCAATAAGTTAGCGTTCCGGGCTGGTATCCAGGATGTAAAATCTGGTATACTCAGTTCAACACTATTGGGGCTGATTCTGGATTCGACGGGATTTGCGAAACCCAAGGTGCATGCCGAGGGGCGGTTTGCCTCGTAAAAAGCCGCAAAAAAATAGTCGCAAACGACGAAAACTACGCTTTAGCAGCTTAATAACCTGCTCTGAGCCCTCTCTCCCTAGCTTCCGCTCTTAAGACGGGGATTCAAGAGAGGTCAAACCCAAAAGAGATCGCGTGGAAGCCCTGCCTGGGGTTGAAGCGTTAAAACTAATCAGGCTAGTACGTTAGTGGCGTGTTTGTTCGCAGCTGGCGTGCGAATGTAAAGACAAACTAAGCATGTAGTACCGAGGATGTAGAAATTTCGGACGCGGGTTCAACTCCCGCCAGCTCCACCACTTTTGATAGGACTGCAACCGGACAGCGGCAATAAAAACAGCCACTTACGGACACTGACCAGACAGTGCGCAGACAGAGAAAAGACAAAAATATGCACGTGAAATGCACGTGCACTTTAAAAGAACCCCAGATCTCACGGTCTGGGGTTTTTCTATTTGTAACTAAGGGTAACAAAAACCCCTCACCCTTTCGCGCTTCGCTCTCCTTGACACTGTTTATTTTTACAGTAAAAATACTGTATGCAATCACAGTGGTTTTCCGGAGGCTTATATGTTCGTTGAACTGGTTTATGACAAGCGTAATGTTGAAGGGCTCCAAGGGGCCAGAGAGATCATCCTGGCTGAACTAACGAAGCGGGTGCACCAGATTTTTCCTGATGCCGAAGTGAAGGTAAAGCCGATGCAGGCGAACGCCTTAAACAGCAACGCCAGCAAAAGCGATCGGGAAAAGCTGAACCGCATGCTGGAGGAAATGTTTGAAGACGCAAATATGTGGCTGGTGAATGATTAGCAAAGCCCGTGTTCGCTTCGTGCATACCTTCAACTACGCAGACATGCACCACTACCCATCGTACTTTTCCGATATTGAACGGCACTTCATCTTAGTGGCGTTAAATAATAAGCACTTTTACTACTCACTGTTTTTGCGGTCACTCCAATAGATGCCCTTTTCAGTGCCGCATTAAATGCAACTAACGTTACCGGGCTTGGAGTTGTCTTGGTACGATGTGAATGGCTCTGAAACAAAAACACATCTTCAGGATACTTCTCCCTGCGGGAGTGGAGAATTCTTTTAACTCCTGGCTTAAGAGCAATGCATCTTCCCCTCAGTCCTTTTGTGGCTGAAAGAACAAGAATATCATGGCTCACATCATCAAACTTTGCCCCAAGAAGCTGTCCGGGCTTAGCCTGACTCAGATACAACATTGCCCAGAGATCTGACCATGTATCAGAAATATTCTCAAGATTCCGCTTGATAGCAATAAATTCAACTACGGTAAGCCCCCACACATCTCTCATCATTCCTTTCAGTAGATCCTCTTGTTACATGAAGCTTATGTACAAACAGAATCTTCATGGTTGTAACATTCAATATTCGAATTACCGAACAGTGCCCAGCAACCGTAGCTCATTTTTACATATGGCTGTCCGAAACATCAAACATCCTGCTCTCATACTAAGAATTTTTTGTTCTGAACGTTTGCAGTTCCGTATTGTCTAAATGAAAAGTTCATAAAAAAGGTTCAACATGGCAACGTTTATAATCGCAAGTACCGTAGTTGTTGCTCTTGGCTTGATAGTATTGAGCCTGATCAAAATTGGCATAAGCACATCGAATAACCCGGATGAATTTTAATGTGTTGAAGTTCGTGTAACGTCTTTATTTACTGGGAATTTTTTATATAGAGTACAAACGGCCACATCGTAAATGATCGCCACCTGCTTCCGATCCACTCCGTTTGCGATCAACCTGCCAGCCTGAGCCCATTGCTCAGGTGTCAATTTTGGCCGCCTCCCACCGATTCGCCCTTTCTCACGGGCTGCGGCCAACCCAGCCCGAGTGCGCTCCACTATCAACTCCCTCTCCATTTCAGCCAGAGCTGACATTATGTGGAAAATGAAACGCCCCATTGGGCTGGAAGTGTCGATGCTGTCAGTAAGGCTTTTGAAGTGAATGCCGCGCTGCCGGAGTTCGTCGACCAGCAGTACCAGGTTCCGCATGCTTCGCCCAAGGCGATCCAACTTCCACACCACAAGCGTGTCGCCCTCATTCAGCGTTCGAAGAAGCTTTTTAAGCGCTGGCCGGTTCGCTACTGTTCCGCTCATTTATTCCTCAAAAACCTGTTCACATCCTGCGCGTTCGAGAGCTTGTCGCTGAAGATCTGTGTTTTGGTCATTTGTTGACACCCTTACGTAGCCAATTTGCATATAAATCACCCAACATTTTTTACAAAAAAAATCAGGTGAAGTTATCGGCATGGCTGCCACAGGGCAATCTATAAAACGTCGGTTTGGGAACATCTGCGACGAGGGACGCATATAGCACTTCAGGAAAAATACTCTCAGAGAATGATTTCGGAGTTGGAGCTATATCTACGGCAGAGGACGCCAGGCATGATAGCTTTGGGTATACGGCTTTTGTGAGGATTGCATCTGGTTCGAACAATGGATTTGTTACTCAGAATGGGGCATTGGGGTATAGAATTTCACGCGGAGCAGATAATAAAGTTGTAAATGTATGGGATGCGTCTACCAACGAAGTTTACTTCCGCAAAATGATGAATGCGACTTATGGCAACTGGTATAAATACTATACCTCAGCTAATACAACCACTACATCAGATGGTACTCTCAAAGCAGCTTCTCCTGTTGCACGTATTGTGAAAAGCCAAGCGGAATGTCAGCGGACTGATATCGACGAATCAGGCTTTGTTTGGTGCGGCTGCGGTACGGCGAACGCCGAGGCGGAGGGAATAACCCTTTCTCGCCTCGATGTGGGAATTTATGCACTGACCGGTTCGGCAGGCCTGGCGTCAGAGGGATGGCAGCTCCTCCCTCCAATGGACCCGGGAGGCATGGGAGAACTGGGTGTGGTTGAGGGCGAGCAAACCGAAAGCGGCGGACTTACTATCCGCCTGTTCAAGCGAAGATATCTGCTGAGCGATGACGGGGAGATCGTCAAAACGAAAGGGGAACCAATGGACGTGCCGGTGAACAGTTGGATCGATGTTCGCCTGGATATGCCTTTAATCAGCGGATGAGTCAGGAACTTCAGCCATAGCCGCACGCTGATTCCAGATACTGTTTTGCGGCATCTCTACACGGACACTGATAAACTGATCGGCCGGAATATCGGCCGGGTCTCCATCCGCGTAACCTTCCCGTGAGTTCCTCGCAAATGCCGGCGCTGTCGGGTATTCCCGGTGAAAAGTTCTTACCAGCACCGACCCGTCGGCATTAACCTCATAGTCCAGCCAGATCAGGGCCTGCCCGTTGCGATCTTCAGGGATATCGAACCCGCCATCAATACCACCCCACGCAGCATCAGAGTTCATCCCCATGCAGCCCTCGATCAGATACACCCCAACTTTCACGCGGGTTACAGTGCAGCCCTCAGATTCATCGTTAGTCTGGTATGTTCCATCTGAAAATACTTTGATCACCGGTGATGCAACTTTAAGCGTTCCATCACTGGCTTTCGTGGTGTTCTGCGTCGAATAAAGGGTGTGCGTCGTTGAGAACCCGACGTTAGTATTGCCCTGAATTGTACCGTTGCCCTGACGATACTTCAGTCCCTGAGAGGTTGACGCAAGCTGCCACGACACATAGCCACCACCTGACGGATCATGCCACCCACGTAGTGTTAGCATACCCGTGTATGTATCTACTCCGCTTCCTCCTCCCCACGCATTACCACCGGACTGAATCCCGAAGGTCATGCCGAGAGGATATTGGGCTATAGAGTCATAAGAGGCGAGACTGCGGTAATCCCGATGAACCTGGGTCATGACAGCAGCTCCGTTCAGATACGCGGAACCTGGGGAAAACTGACTTTCAACGTCTCGTGTAGCGCTGTTTCCCAAACCGACCTTTATTCACCCGCATCAGCAGTCATTGCCAGTTCTGCGGCTCTTAGTTTTTGGTTGTATAAAGAATCAACAGGCATTTCGACGCGAACGGAAACAAACTGGTCGCGGGGAATATCAACTGGATCACCATTGCTTACGCCGTCCAGTTCGTTCCTGGCGAACTCAGGCGCGCCAGGATGCGTGCGGTGATATGTTTTCACTAACACCGCACCGTCAGCGTGAACCTCATAATCGAGCCAGATTAGGGCCTGCCCATTGCGATCTTTAGGGATATCGAACCCGCCATCAATGCCGCCCCACGCCGCATCTGAGTTCATGCCCATGCAGCCCTCGATCAGATACTCACCGGTGCCCAGACGGGTTACAGTGCAGCCTTCCGACTCATCGTTTGCGTGGTAATCGCCATTAGCGAAAATCTTGATAACTGGTGATGCTGCTTTGAGCGTTCCGTCGCTGGCCTTTGTTGTGTTACCGGTTGAATAAAACTCTATCCAGGCATCAAAAATATTATTTTGAGTTGCCCTCATAAACATACGTTTGCCTGAGTTGGTCAAGGCCAGTTGTGTGCGGTACGCAGCGTTGCTACCCGGCATTTGTATCACACCAAAACCAACAGACAGACCACCTGGCGTTCCCCAGTTATCACCAGTTGAACCATAAAAACCTATTGGTCCAGCGCTTCCTATAGCTGTGTTAATACCTGTTAATGAACCAATCCCAAATGCTTTCCCTGTCATCATGACTCTGTCAGGAGCTGCATCTGTCATCGAAACTTGCTCATCCCTCGCAGCCGATGTTCCTAAACCAAGGTTTGTGCGCGCGTCAGCGGCATTCGTTGCCCCGGTCCCGCCCTGGTTGACAGGAACAGATCCGTTCGTTTTTGTGGCAACCGTATTAACCATGTACTGCCATGACGGACCGGTGAATGAAGAACCGTCCGGGAGCGTAACGGTTATATTTCCCGATGCACTGAATAACCGCTGCCAGTTCTGTTTGTCATAGTTCAGGCCGCGCAGGGCTTCTGCGCTTTGAGCCACCAGCGCAGCAGTAACAAGGTTCATCGCAACGCGCGGCACGGCATACCATGCAGCGCCGCCCTGCGTTGGTCCGGTATAGTTGCTGACCAGCGTCAGGGAGGTATTGCTGTTCACCGTTTTGATGGCGAGCGTATAAGGGATGCCGCCAACCGTCACAACAATAAAATCGCCGACGGCCAGCTCGGTGGTAAAGGCGGTACCGCTGCCTGTTACCGCGGCTGAATTATTTGTCAGAGTCAGTGTTCCTGCGGACATAGTTGCTCCTTTGAAGCAATAAAAAACCCCGCCGGAGCGAGGTTCAGTAAGTTAGAAGTCGTTAAACGTACATATCGGGAATGACCGGGAGTGAAATAGGCGTAACCCCGGCGTTCGCCAGCTGCCTGTCTGCCCAGCCGACATACACTCCCCTTCCGACCCTGAGGGTCCCGTTCTGCATGACCAGCCCATAGTGGTAGTGATAAATGCGACCGCCACCGAAGCTGGGGACCCTCAGCCCAAAACGGCCAACGGGCACATATCCTCCACCGGGAACGGTCTGCGCTGTGGTGGAAGGCACAAAATTAACGCCGAGATAAACGAACGGGCGCCGCGCAGTTGAGAACGTGCACTGGCCTGCGGCGTTATAGATATTAAATCCGGGATTCGCGGCCACCGGCGAAACGCCACCGGCGAAGATGACCACATCAACGGTGCCGCTCATGGGCTGGTCTTCCGTGTTTGATCCATCATTCAGAAACAGCAGCCGATTTCCGTCATAGTCCAGCGTGTAAGGGCTGTTCCACTTACAGCAAACCAGGTATTTGCTGCGATCAAATCCTGCAATGGTCGGAGTAACCCAGCCGGACGTACCGACAGTTACCGCAGTGACGTGAGCCGTGTAGGTAGACTGAATAAGCCCTGTCAGGCGGGTAAAGGAACCCGGAACCTGAACAGAGAGCACCGTCTGACCCGCCTTGCGGATCACAACCTTGTTATAAACAAACTGCCCGATGTTCTGCCAGGACAGCACGCCCTGAACCACCTGCCCAATTTCCTCGACGGTGTATTTCAGGTTCTGCGGCTGCGCCACCCCACCAGATGGCAGCTGCGTGAACGGCGGCCGCTCAATTGGCTTGCCTATCGCATCACCCCAGACATCAGCAGTCTCCTGTTTCAGGGTGATCTGCACCCCGTTCTGCACACCGAACCGCCAGTCGGTCACGCGCATTTCAACATTAATGATTCCGATCGACGGGAAATTCACCTTCACGTACATGCCAGGACGGTAGCGATATCTGGTCATCCTTGCCGCCGGATTCAACGCCTTCAACATTCTGCTCGGCCACTACGTTCAGGTTAACCTTGGCGATCTGCTGCTTAACTCCGTCATCTGCATGGCGGTGTGGCTGGCTCGCGGGAACCTGGCGAAGGTCGTTATAACGGAGTAGTCCATGCAAACCAGCGAAAAGGGCATTGCCCTGATCAAAGAATTCGAAGGCTGCAAGCTCACCGCCTACCAGGACAGCGTAGGCGTCTGGACGATCGGATATGGCTGGACTCAGCCTGTAGATGGGAAACCAATCCGCGCCGGAATGACCATTAAGCAGGAGACGGCAGAACGCCTGCTGAAGACCGGCCTGGTAAGCTATGAAAGTGATGTTTCTCGCCTGGTTAAAGTCGGTCTGACTCAGGAGCAATTCGATGCGCTGGTAGCATTCACGTATAACCTCGGCGCTCGCTCATTATCGACTTCAACTCTACTGCGCAAACTCAACGCCGGTGATTACTCTGGGGCTGCTGAGGAGTTCCTGCGCTGGAATAAAGCTGGTGGCAAAGTCCTGAATGGGCTGACTCGTCGGCGAGAGGCGGAGCGTGCTCTGTTCCTGTCGTGATTACCCTTGCTGATATCAAAACTGCATGGCGTTCAATAGTGCTGGTGGCCGTAGTTATCGTTGTTGCCATACTGTGTGTCCTGCTGGCAAATAGCCGCTCTGACGTCGCAATGCTGAAGAGTGATAACGACGTTCTGCGAAATGATAACACTTTGCAGGGGCAGGTGATCGCCACTCAGGCTTTCAACTTCAATCGTTTTAATCAGGTTGCAGAACATGCCAACAGGCTTAACTCCCTGATTGACACCAGCACTGAAGAAACCGTCATCAAATACCGGGAGATTCTCCGCCGTGAAAAAACCTGTGATCTTCCTGTTCCTGCTGATATCGCTGGTGGGCTGCTCGAATACGCGTACCGTTTACGTTCCAGCGCAATGCACGCCGATACCAACGAACCTGACACAGCCGATGATCGTGCCGCTGCCGCCAGCTCAATAACGTACTGCCAGGCTGTGTTGTGGATTAAGCCGCTACTGGCCGTGATTGAAAAGGGCAACAATAACTTCGCGGGTATTCGTGAAATAGAGAAAACAAGAGCCTCGCATTAGCGGGGCTTTTTTACTGACCGAGGAAACAATATGTCCGTACGCGCTAAATTCCGCTGCCACTTCATTCAGAAAGCAGATGACAACTCCCACCGCACTATCCACATGAGCCCTGTGACGGCTGACACCGAAGAAAATAAAACGTGGTCAAAGTACACACCTGACGGCCAGTTGACGATGCATGTGTCCAACCCGGCAGCATTCGACCAGTTCGAGCAGGGGAAGGAATACTACATCGACATTCAACTAGCTCAGTAAGCATTACAAAGCTCATCCGCTGGTGGGCTTGATAATGGGAAAACAGTGATGCCTATAAATTTTGGTAATTAGAAAAAACCTCAGATAAGTGCTAAAAATTTTCCCAGTAAACAACGATGAGATGAAGAATGAAAATCCTGGGATTTGATGAGCACAGAACAAAACGTGGGAGTGGTGCATTAAAGTTCTTTGAGCTGGAGCGTGTACCAAGCAGTGACTGGGTAAAGATATTCGAAAGCCTGTTCACAGAAAGTGGTGATGAGGCGTGGGTTGAGGGGTATTGCATAGTGACGAACTGCCCAAGCAGTGACATAGCTGAAAGGCTGGTGCAGTTACAATCAAAATGCGAAGAAGCAGAAACCATATTCAGAACTCAGTGCCCAACCCTCTGAACACTAATCGCCGCCTTCGGGCGGTTTTTTATTGTCACAAACAACGCATATCCACTCCAAGGGATGAAGAACTAATTATCTCTTTGAGGGGGTAAAAGCAACAGCCAGCACCCGCTGGAGGGATTGATAATGATGGCTTCGTGATCCCTATGGTTTTTAGGGTATGGAAATAGGCATAAATAGGCTCCCTGGGTAAATAAACGTAGCGAAAGTCACAGACATTAGATTTTTTTCATGTGATTGAATTATTTAAAGGCTAACATCATCCACATAAAATGAATCACTTGAGGAAGGAAATGTTGTGGCTCCGATACTTGTTTTTGCCAATAACGAACATGTGAGAGTATTGAGAATTCGTGATTACAGAAGCAAAATCAGATACCTGCATTCAAACCAAGAAGTAAGATCTCTGGATGTCATAATGGTTTTTTCAACCTTCCTCAACGGGAAAAGCGGTGCTGTCCTGGTGGCAGCAGACAGATATGTAAGCAGGAAAGAAATTCTCGAGGCTTATGATGCGCTGCTCAGTTAAAATCCAGACTGAAGACTCACTAAGAAGTGGATCAGACAGCCTGCTGAACCACAAAGTTAGATATTCACAGTAATAATCTGGTGCGCGGGGTAGCAGGTTAAACTGTTCCGGACGAAGCGTGACGCTGCTACAAGCTGGAGGATGGTGCAGACGACCTATATCTTCTGGCTCAATGGTTCGAATCCATTCCTGATTACCTCATTTAAGCCATCTACTTCCGCTAGTGGGTATGAAAATGGTTTTAACCTCAAGCGTTGAACCAATCAGCTGATTATCTTGCGCAATTGGATTTCTTCCTGCTCGTTGAGCTTGGCGTACTCGCTGATTTGTTTAATAAGTGACTCTTTGTTATTAGACATCATGGATGAAACGTAGCAATCAGTTCTCCATTCGAAAAAACTCACTAAAAACAAGAGGGTTGTTTTTGAGTACTGATAATGTATTGAGAGGTCATTGCAAATTCTTTTCTTTTCCATGGGGTAAGTTTCTACTTAATGCAAATTATCGGCATTTATAATGCTTCATTGGGTTGAGATACATGAATACTTCACTTTGAGTAAAGTGATACTTAATTACCGCTAAAATTAGTAGGATTAATCTTAGGTTATTGTTGTTTTTGGCACAATATGAATAATAAATTCGACTAAACACAACGATAACAAACGATGAAAATTCAATCTATTGCAATCGCTTTGCTGGTGGCGATATCGTCACCTTCATACTCAGCATTTCAGGAAAGGGAATACAATACCTGGTATCAGAAAGATGCAGTGCTTTACGACATTACGCAGACCTCAGAGGGATTGCCCGTCATGATAAGCATCTCGCAACCAGAGCGGGGATCAGCCAATATGCTCGTATCCTATATGTCCGATGGTAGTTGTGGGGATAAGAAGGATTTTCTTAATGTGAACGGGAAGGATGTTCCTGCAACTTACAGCTGTGCATCAGTCGGGGTAAACAGGATTGATCACTTTGCAATTAATGATGCCGAAAAGGTCAATGAGATGGTTAACCACCTCAAGTCTGATTTCACTTTGTTGCTTCAGAACGATATTAAGGTCTGGGCTGCAAACATAAAGACGCCGAAGTACGGCATAGCGCCAAGATTTTAAATCGCCAGATATAACCGCCTCAGGGCGGTTTTTTTATGCCTTAAATTTGTCCATCAGAGGATAACTATGCAGGTCACTATTGATGGTGTCCCATACGCTCCCGCCAGCGTCGTTTCATCACGGATCGGCATTGCCATTTCGACGCATCAGCGCGCAGACGTTTTAAAGCGAGCACTCGAACAGCACATGAAGCATCTTCCCGCTGGCGCGACGATGGTTGTTATCGACGATGGTTCTAAGCCTGCAGCGGTAGTTCCCGACGGTGTGCAACTGCTTCGCCATGATGAATCACTCGGCATTGTTGCTTCGAAGAATGCCAGCCTGTCAGCCCTGATGGACGCCGGGTGCGAGCATCTGTTTTTATGGGATGATGACGCCTGGCCCATCGCTGATAACTGGCACCTCCCTTACATCGAATCACCCGAGCCGCACCTGGCTTACCAGTTCCTCGATCTTGCTGGCCAGAATAAGCTCAATGACCTTTCGGTGCTTTACCGTGACGATCAGCATGTGGCGTATACCGGGCAGCGTGGCGTGATGCTGTATTACCACCGCAGCGCTATCGAGAAGGTTGGTGGTTTCGATCCGGTATACGGTCGCGGCATGTACGAACACAGTGACCTCGCGCTACGTATCCATAACGCTGGCCTGACGACGTGGGCTTACGGTGATGTGGTCGGTTCAGAAAAGCTAATCCATTCTCTCGATGAGCATGAAGCCGTAGAGCGTTCGGTACCGCGCCCCGACCGACAGGCGCTGGTGGAACGTAACGTGAAGATCCACAACGAACGGCGTGATGCCGGGTTTACTGGTTACGCTGAATACCGCCAGCAGCGCGATGTGGTTATCACAACGCTGCTTACCAGTCAGCCTGACCCGCAGCGCGGCACGAAAATGGCGGCCTCGCCTGACATGCTGGCTAAATGGGCGGCCTCGCTTCGCCAGTGTGGGCGTATAGCGCTGGTGGATGAATTACTGACGGCTCCAACAGATGTTGAGATGTATCTCGTACCTGACGTGAAGATGAATGTCTACTTTCGTCGCTGGCTGCACATCTGGCAGCACCTGCGAGAACACCCTGAATACCGGTTCGTCTGGTGTACCGATGGTACCGATGTCGAAATGCTTCGCGCGCCGTGGGAAAAAATGGAAGCCGGAAAGGTGTATGTCGGTTCAGAACCAAAGACCTACGCCGATACCTGGGCAAAGCAGAATCATCCGGAGCGCATCTATCAGGAGTTCATTGAAGCGCACCGAAACGATGTAATGCTTAACGCTGGGCTGCTGGGTGGTACCCGCGCTGATGTAATGGCGTTTGCTCACGGCATCATCCGTCTTTACTACCGGATCGAGAGTTATCGTTTCTGGAAGAAAGAACAGGCTGGCACCGCGGTGGGTGACATGATGGCGTTCGGCATTGTTGCGCAGTCATTCGCTGACAGGCTGGTCACCGGCCCTCTGGTGCATACAGTGTTCAAAACTGACGGAGTCGGGAAAGAAAACGCTTGGTGGAAGCACAAATGAGGTTTGAATCAACGATGAAAATTTTCACTGCTGTGATGCATAAGAATAGTTTCTACATACACGCTGACACTCGGAACCCATTTTGGGTGACACTTAGTAAAAAGCTTGGATGGGGCAAATTTGAATTAATCCGCCCCTCCGATGAATTCAGCCCTTCTGGAGGGCTCTTTGAATTAGTTGAATTGCGTTCGGCAGATTCAGAACCCCCTGAGTTAGTAGCTGTAGGGTCAAATGTTTTATGGCGTCTGCCGGAAGCTCTCGAAGTTTTGAAATCAGTCCCTTCTTCTGATCTTCAGGCATATTTGCAACGCGGATTATGTCCTCAAGGGCCACGATAGTATCGTTATGTAACCGAACTGTTTGCACTTTGAGAATTGCGCTCAATCCGCCGTCATCAAGCAGGAAGTCAATTCCTTTTTCTGTAATAAAACAGGAATGTTGATTGAAGTGGTATCGATTTCCCTCACCTAATGACTGGCTCTTAATAAAAGGGGAGCCCACCAAACCATGCATTTCCAAGTAAAGCATGCATGCAACAAAGTGGTCATAGTCATCAAATTTACGAATAAGTTCCTGTTCTTTTTCGTCATTCAAGGCGTTGGGTGCACTGTCAATCAATGCATTTAATATTTCAAGTTGTAAAGCCCGATCATATTTTTTGGTCTTATCCATTTGTTATCTCCATAAAGACTTATCAAAGTCTAACCTGAAAATAATCCGTTCTATAGCCTGATATAAATACAGTTACCGCTTTTGAGCGGTTTCTTTTTGAGGATTCGTTGGTGGCTGAAGAGATTAAATTTGTGGTGGTCGGCCATCACAGCCGCTTAGAACGTGCACAACGTCTTGCTGCGCTGCTGGATGCTCATCTACTGATTGATGACGGTAACCACGGCGCGAACTGGAATCACCGACACGCGCTTGAATGGGCTGCTGAGCAACCTTGCCGGGTGGTTGTGCTGGAAGACGATGCGATGCCCGTTCCTTGGTTTGCAGAGCTGGTGGTCGACTGGCTGACCCGCTTCCCTGACGACATGCTGAGCCTTTATCTCGGTACTGGCCGCCCGCCGCAGTACCAGATGCAGATAGCCGAACGGCTGATTATTGCTGATAAGACTCAGGCTGACTACATCACACTGCCGCGGCTGATACACGGCGTTTGTTATAGCGTACCTCCTCAGCATATTGAACGAGTCCTTTCTCGATGGGACAGCAGCAAGCCTGCCGATTATGCCGTTGGTGATGCTTATGGCGGCGCTGTGGTTTATCCGTGTTACTCGCTGGTGGATCATGCGGATGGTGTGCCTGTTGAGCGTCACCCTGATTCAGCGCAACGAACAGAACGCCGTCGAGCGTGGCGAATCGCCTGAAAAACCGGCCAATTGGCCGGTTTAATTAGTTTTATCTTTTGCTGTCTGGAGTCCGTTTAACTGGTACCCATGTTGCACCAGGTTTAGAAGTTGGTGGTGCAGTATGGTTATCAGGAATGGTTGTGTAGTTATCGGTTTGGCCGCCACGCGGACCGCGTTCACGATATACGCCGCCATCACGTCCACTAGACTGGCCAGGTTTCAAACCCATAAATACCTCCACGATATAAGCCACAAAAGTGTGGCAAATACACTTTGCAGCAAGTTTCACCGTTTTCAACGTGGCGATGACTCAATTTTCTAGGAGTGTTAATGCCATCACAAATACCAAGGGCATGCCGCAAGCGTGGCTGCCCCGGCACAACCACAGATCGCTCAGGCTATTGCCCCAAGCACCTTAACGAAGGCTGGCAGCAGCATCAGCGGGGACAGAGCAGGCATCAGCGCGGTTATGGCAGTAAGTGGGACAGGCTGCGCCCAATCGTTCTCGACAGGGACAAACACCTCTGTCAGGAATGCCTTCGAAATGGAAGGTATACGCCCGCTGAGACGGTAGACCACATCACCGCCAAAGCAAATGGGGGGACCGATGACCTGTCCAATCTCGAAAGCCTTTGCAAGCCTTGCCACAGGGCGAAGACAGCGGTCGAAAGACTCAAATGACATCAATTCTCATTTGAAACGACCACAGGGGAGGGCGGGTTGAAAGTTCAGGAACGACGCACCAAAGGACCGCCGCCTAACCTCTTTTCACATCGCCGCAGGTTAGAAAACTTTTTTATGGGGTCCCCCACTCGATGATTAATAGGAGTTTTCGATTATGTCTGGACCACCGAAAACCCCGACCCATCTACGTTTGGTGAGGGGTAACCCTTGTCAGCGCGAGTCGGTACCACGTGATCGACAGCAGCCCGAATAGTGACGATTACGAAGTTGATCCGTTCACACCAGCGGAAATCAGCGCTATTTACCAGAGCTGCAGATACCAAGAGTGGGAAAACCTGTTCCGTTTCGCATTCAATACGGGTTTACGCAGCTCTGAGCTGTGTGCGTTGCGCTGGCCGGATCTCGACAATATCGCTAAAACAGCTCACGTTCAGGCGGCAAGTGTTGTTGGCGTTCTGAAAGGTACCAAAACAAAAGCCGGTACCCGTAAAGTAGAATTAAACAGCGAGGCGCTGGCCGCGCTGCAGGCGCAGAAACAATTCACTTTCATGAAAAGCGAGTTTATTTTCAGCGATCCCAAAACGGGTCAGCCCTGGGCGAACGCCGACGCGATACGAAAAAAAGCATGGGTGCCAACCCTCAAAAAAGCTGGCGTTCGATACCGTAACCCGTACCAGACCCGCCACACATTCGCCACCAGACACATTAGCCAGGGCATTAACCTTTTCTGGCTTGCCGGGCAGATGGGGCATAAAGGGCCGGAAATGCTGTTCCGCAATTACGGTAAATACCTGGCTGAATACGACGGGAAAACCGCCATTTCAGCAGCTCTGTAGCGTGGTGAGTATTTCAAAATGTTGGACGGAATCAGGACGTTAGAGGGACCACGATATGCACGTAAAATGCACTTGAGGCCTTTCAAAAAAGACAAAACATTAATATTCAATAGGTTAAGCATTATTCGGACACGGGTTCAACTCCCGCCAGCGCTGGAACCAGCCTTGCGGGCTTTTTTGTGTCTGTAATTTGTCCCGCAAAGTCTAATTTGAACTTGTAAGCATCCCAGCTTCAGTTCTATGCACTTTTTGAGTGTTCCGGTTTTTCAGCCATCAGCCGGTACTCTTCCGGCGTCAGGCTATTCAGGGATTCATGAAGCCGCTCGTTGTTATATTCCATCAGCCAGCGCTCGGTAATCTCCCGCGCTTCATTCAGTGTTCTGAACAGGTAAAAATCCAGGATTTCTGTCCGGTATGTCCGGTTGAACCGTTCGATAAAAGCATTTGGTGTAGGCTTACCCGGCTTTATAAATTCGAGCTGCACGCCATGCTCTTCGGCCCATTGTGCCAGCACCATCGAGACCAGTTCTGGCCCGTTGTCCATCCGCATTTTCAGCGGATAGCCACGGTTTGCCACGATCGTGTCCAGCACCCGGATGACTCGCAGAGCCGGGATATTCAGGTCGATTTCTATCGCCAGTGCTTCACGGTTAAAATCATCCACCACATTAAAGGTCCGGAAGCGTCTGCCGCAGACCAACGCGTCGTGCATAAAATCGATGGACCAGCTCTGGTTTAACGCTTGCGGTGTCGCCAGTGGTGCTGGATTACGCACAGGCAGCCGCTGTTTTCCCTTGCGGCGAAAATTCAGTTTCAGCAGGCAGTAAATCCGGTGAACACGTTTATGGTTCCAGGTATTACCCTGCCTGCGCAGCAGCTGGAACAGTTTCTTAAAATCGTAACGCGGATAGCGTTCTGCCAGCTCAGACAGCGCATGGATAACCGGTTCATCACGCCGGGTATCAGGCTGATAAAAATACACCGTCCTGCTCAGCGATAACGTCCTGCAGGACTGGCGTAAACTCATGGCAAATTGTTCCGTCAGATAGCTGACGAGTTCACGCTTTATCGCTGGTTTTAAAGCTTTTTTTCGATAACGTCTTTGAGTGCCCGGCACTCAAGATTCAGGTCGGCAAACATCTGTTTCAAACGTCGATTCTCATCCTCAAGGTCTTTGATTTTTTTAATATCGGCCGCTTCCATCCCGCCATATTTAGCTTTCCAGTTGTAATAGCTGGCTTCCGAAATAGCGGCCTCACGGCACACATCCTTGACGGTACGTCCGGCTTCAACGGACTTCAGAACGGCGATGATCTGGTGTTCAGTGAATCGGGCTTTACGCATAGCGATCTCCTCAGGGGACATAATCAGTATGTCGGAAGATCTCTAAAAGTGAATGGGCCGTTTTGCCGGGATACTTACATCCTGGCCGAGTTGACTAAGCGGGTGCACCAGATTTTCCCTGATGCCGAAGTGAGGGTAAAGCCGATGCAGGCGAACGGTTTGAATAGCGATGCCAGCAAAAGCGATCGGGAAAAGTTGAACCGCATGGTGGAGGATATGCTTGAAGAGGCCGATATGTGGCTGGTTTCTGAGTTCCCGGCAGTTCGACAGGTTGGTTTGTGAAGTTTAGCAGGCGGCTCAATTGGTCGCCTTCCTCGTTTTTGGACATTGTATTTTTTCAACCGGCACGCCTAATGCTTAAATGCTCGATTCGAACTTAATATTCAAACCTTCTTTGTAGTCCTCGGCAGAGGATACCTGTACAATAGTTCTAAAATGCCTCTGGCTTAACAACTCAAAATTGCATTGAGGATAATTAATGTTTGAGCTAACAAAAAACAGATCTACTACCCTCGAATCGTTCAGGGCAATATCGGCTTTTACTGTTATGCTGGCCCACTGTTATATCATTTTTATAAGCAAAAGATATCCCGATATTTATCCTATTGCTGGCGCCCTTGCCCAAAGCTCGGTAATGTTTTTTTTCGTGCTAAGCGGTTTTCTCATTGGCCTTTCTGTTAAAAACAACTTAAACAGAAACAAAGGCGCATTCAGTATTAAAGAGTATGCAGACGCTCGTTTTTTCAGAATTTACCCTCCATTAATATTTTCTTTAGTATTAGCGGCTTTTCTTTCACTACTTTCAATTTATGTTTTCAACATGCCTGATGGAAAACCTTTATCGGCGTGGGCCAGAATGCCTGGGTACTCACTAGACTTTATACCTACCCAGTATTTTTCGACTTTGACATTCTCTAATTACTTGCTAAATCAGGGCGTCTCATCAAACGGGTCTTTATGGAGTTTACCGATAGAAGTCTGGTGTTACGTTGTAGCTGGAATGACGTTTGTAAGAAACATATGGGTTAAAGTTATCTCAGTATGCTTATTCTTAATTTTACAAGACATGCATATTAAGTTTAGACTCTTTTCTTTAGTCTGGGCTCTATCTTTCGCAATGGCATTTGCTATGCCTATTATCGCAAAGATTAAAAATACAAGTTTCATTTGCATTTTAATTTCGCTTACGATGGCATTTTTTGCAAAAAATAACCTTGTTGAATTCTACACAACTAAAACGGGTCTTTACTTCAATACATTTATTGGATTGTCATTTTTATTCTTATTAATCCCCCTGCTAAAACACGACTTAAAAATCAACATTTTTAAAGCACATGCGAGATATTCCTACTCACTTTACCTCATTCACTTTCCATTAATGATTTTCGCCATTGCTTTGTTAATGCGCTACGACATTAGCAATCCTAATTATGATATCATCGCGTTCATATTAGTACCATTGGTGTGTATTTGGGTATCAAAAAAAACAGCATTATTATTCGAAGATAGAAATCGCATAAAAAACATACTTGCTCGTTAGCAGTTCGCGCACCATGAGGTGCGCGGACCTTATCTTCACTCGCTACCTGATTCTTCTGGCATTGAGAAAATCAATTTGCTGCCTTTTTTAACTGCAATGTACCTAGGACCTACAAATTCACTGTCACTTAATTTGTAGGTTTGAAATTCTGGAAACAGATCGCCCATACCATCCCATTCGATAATATTAGCTACAATTCCTTCACTAGTAATAAGCGCCTACAAATCATTCATTATGAAAACTCCCAGACAATCACTACGCCACCGCCGCCTTTTCCGCCATTGAATGTAGCAGTTGCTGTTCCAGATGCTCGCGCACCACCACCGCCATTATCTAATAATGAACAACCACCTGAACCAGAATTAGCCACAGATCCTGATAGCCGTACGTCAAAATTATACTGAGTAGTATCTGTGCTGGAATTCACATTTCCTCCGATTGGCAATGTTCCACCAGGCTGGGTCGACGCAGCGGCAACAACGATAGCTAGCACACTGTCGGCAGGCATGAACGTTCCACCATACCCGCCACCAGCACTTACTTGCGTCCCGAAACTGCTTAATCCCCCCACCTCCATTATTGCTACCCGCGCCGCCCAAGCCTCTTGCACCCATGGTAACTGTGACGTTTCCGGCTGGCACATCAAGCCGAGCGCGCGTATAACATCCAGCAGTGCCACCTGCTGCTGCTGCATTAGATGTAGCCGAAGCGCTAAGAGATACACCGCCGCCTCCACCTCCCTGTACCTCTACAATTATTTTTTTATGCCTACAGTAGAGGTATAAACGCCTGAATTAGTGAATATAGGCATATTTATTAACCGCCCACTTCCTACTGTACGCAGCATATTTTTAATTTATTCGGTTAATGCTGCGATATTCCCATCATCAGGAACATTGGAATTCCATGTCAACGCAATCAAATCTGTGAATGCCGCCATCACGGAGGATGATTGCCTCAAAGCCTTATTAATTTGAGTACTTGAAGTCACGCCTGCTGTAAAACCAGAAGATAACGTTTGGAGTGACTCCCAGTCGCTTTGCTCTGTTACATTCGCACCATTATTGGTTGCGAAGGGTTTGAAATCATTTATTGCCATTTGAGTAATACTCCCCATGCTCCTACATCGAATCCACCGATGTATTCGTTATTAATATCGAATCCAAATAATTTTGATCCCTCGGACGGTGTTTCAACCGAAGGCGTTTCCACATCACCAGCCCATACGCCAACTGCATTAATGGTGAGATAACCCTGTTTGATTGCGGTGATCCGTTCGAGAGACACATCAGAAATATCAGTCTCCGGGAATACCCAGACGGATATCGTCATATCCAGGTTATCGACGATCTGCATCTTGAGGCCAGAGCCTGCAGTCGCAGCGTCAAGAATGGGCGGCAGAGAGTCGTTGCGGCCGTCCCAGTTGTTGATAGCGATTTTTGCTTTCAGAATGATGTGGTAGGTGTCATCGCTCAGCGTCGTATAACCTGAATCCGGATCATACGGCCCTTGCCAGACGCCCTGGTCATATCCGAGCCCGTCGCTGTCTCAGCTGAAATAAACACCCTTAATGGGCTGGCTGACTATGCGGCTGCGACCAATCCAGAGTCGGAGGGTATCAAGCTGGACGCCTACCGCCGTATCAATGTCAAACACGCTAACAACCCCCCCGGGTGGCTGATATGATGTCAATCAGCGGTCGGGTGCTCAGGTCGATGTGATCAAAGTATTTCGGTCTGGTGGCGTGGTAAGTAGTGATAAGCCCCGTGTATTTACTCATGATGTCACCGCTATAACGATGTTCGCAGGAAGGCACGATGCTGATTCGTTGTAAGCGATGTTCACGTTCGCAGCAGCAACAGTTCCGGCTGATTTACCAATTAGCAGCTCCTGAATGTCGTAATAACGTGCACTGCCACCATTCACCACGCCGAGGTTCGCCGGGGAATAAATGCAACTCAGCAGAACAGAATCACCTGTTGTCAGCCCGTTGATGTAATCCGCGACGGCCTGCTGAATCTGTACGCCAATTTGCGACGTGTAGCCCGTAAAGACTTTAAGTGTGATATGCCCGTAAATCGGGACATCAGTCGAGCGCAAAAAACTGATCACGTGTGGATTACCGTAAGTGTCCGGCACCGTGACAGAGGTAGTCCCGTAGGTGGCAGTTCCCTGCCCTTTATTACCCCGGATAGTCTGGGCAATGTCTGTCACGTCCACGATGGCCGAGATAGAGTGTGGCGGCAGCGCGTTACTGTCGGTAGCGCCAGTATCATTCTCGTAGAGCTTGTGACGTGTCACGCCAGCAACGTTAGCAATCGCACCGTCAACGCCCTCAAACGGCGAAAGGGTAGCGCGACGCTCTGCCCCTGCCTGATACGCAGCTCTGCGTCGGTTTCTGCCGGTGCGCCTACGGTGGCCGCCGCCGGGTTGGTTACCGATGCCCATCCACGGGTCGGCGTGTTAATGGTGGTAATAGTCCCGGCCAGCGCTGCGACCGCGCCGCTGTTTGAGGAGGTGGCAGTAGCCGTCATCGTACCGTCAACGCCAATCACTACCGAGGCAGGAAGACGCCAGATCAGGTTATTAGTGTCTTTCACGGTACCGTTCATAATAGTTGTCCCTGCGGTGCCGGTGAGCAGCAGGTCCACGATGGAGTTCGTCGCCCCTTTGCGCACGATACCGTTAATTTTCACGGTCGCTTTTAATGCAGGTGCATGACCGACCTCAGGGCGCGCCAGTGCTGGCGCTGGAAGGGGATCCAGTGTCGGTAAAAAGCATGCAAAATCATGCACCTTATGCATGCATGGCTTTTATACGTAAAAATGGCGGGTTTTCGGAGATTTTTAAGCGGGCTACTGCACGGCCAGTTCTGCACGACAGCGGGTGTAATTCAGGCTCTGTGCAGGCGTGAATTTTTCACGATTATCATCGCGCGAATCCGCGTCAGGCCTGATTCCGATGGCCGTTAAAATGTCATTATCCTGTGCCGAATAATTAATTTTGTCTCCGGCCGCCAGCCAGACCTGTAGCGCCTCCCTCAGATAGTCGAGTGAGTGCTGCATGGCGCAGCGCTGAACGGCGGAATGCTGCCCGGAATAATTCATCAGCTCCGGGGCAAGCGCGGCGGCCAGTTCCGCGCCGTGCGCCTGCATGAAATCATTCAGACGGTTACGGATGCTGATGCGCTGCACCTCCTCATGTGAGCGGATATAACGCCCGGCAGCCTGATTTATTTCCCACTTTTTCACGTCGATAATCTCACGCAGCGTTTGCAGGCTCTGGCCACTGTGGCCGCTGCCGGCAAGCTGTTCGCGGTATGCCTGTTCGGCCTGCTTCAGTTCATCCCGGCGTTGCAGCCAGGCGGATTTATTTGCCTGACAGGCCTCAAAGGCTTTCTGTAGCGTCAGTGTGGTCACGTATGTTTCTCCTGATGACTGGCCGTGCTTACGCACCGGCACGGTTAACGGTGGCCGCCGGTGCGGGTGCAGGGATGACCGGCTCTGTTGCCGGTGAACGAATAACCCCGTCGATGGATTCAAGCGTGCAGAACGTGGCCGAGCATTCGATGTTCATGCACTGGTGATAGCGCTGTTTGACGTTATCAGACAGATACCGACTTGTGCGGGAATGCGCGCTGGTTTTGCAGAACGGACAGTGAAACATGCTTATTCCTCCGCTTTTGTCTCGCCATTTTCAGCCAGTTTTCTGGCGAGCATCATTCTCTTCGCAGGGCTGCGTAACAGCTCCGTATCAACGTCAGTAATCTGCGGCCGGTGCATGCCCGTCCCGGACAACACCGGCTCCTGCGTCATATCGAAGTGATACAGGCTGCCCTGACGGCTCAGCGCATCGCGCAGCTCGCCGGTGGCCACGGACTGCGGGGCGCTTTCACCCTTCATTTCGAGGGCTCGAATGCGCAGCAGGAAAGCACGAATGAGAGCGACGGGAACCGCATTGACCGCCTGAGCCCATTGCGCACCGGCGTAAGCGGTAAAGGCATCTTCATGCGCTGAAAGGTATTTATTGCCGGTGGAGCAGGCAGTCAGCATGGCGCGTGTCCGGTCGGTTTCCAGCTCCGCAATCAGGCCGGTGAACTCGTCGGCCAGCTCGCGACTGGCGATACGCCTGCTGTGCTCAGCTTTCATTTCAGGGGTGAGACTGCCGCGCAGGGTGCGAAAGCGGCTGCGCCAGTCCTGCTCCGCCTCAGTGCTCTCATCGAAGGCGGTCTGCCGCTCCTGCTTACAGCGTTCAATGGACGTATAAATCTCTTTCAGTATCTGCATGCTGGCCGCAGAAAATGCACTCAGCTTGTCAGTGATGTGCTGGTTGCTCTCTGCAAGCTGTTGAGCGGCAACGTTCTGCAGGGCAGTAATGACTGATTCGGGTTTCAT